CGGTCTCTACTTAATAAATGTAGCGCTCTAACCAACTTAAGCTATACAGGACCGTTAATTATTTTTTCGCACCACTTGGAGCAGCTTCTCCGCTTTCGACATTCGCTGCATTAGCTGGGGCTTCTCCGCCTTCGGCAATAGTAACTACTTCGCGCATAAAAGCGGTCTGTCTCTTACCGTCTACAGTAACAGCAGCCTGCATATATACACGAACAAGCAATAACTCTGCTTGTTCTGATCCGGGAGCCTGCGAAATCTTTGAGGCGATCTTACCATTCACGATGGTATAAACGACCTTCTTACCGTTTTTAGGTAATGTTTCGCACTGGAACGTTTTTGAAATAAAGGGAGTGTTAATAGGCTTTTTCCAAATGTTTTTTCCGCCTGTTGTATCTACTTCACCGCCTGCCAGTTCTTTGAGAACCTCATTTGATGGAGTAGGGATAGAGAACTCGACATAATCTGTCGTATCTTTCACAAGTTCAACATAAAAAGGTTCTTCACTGCCTTCCACTTCAATTTTTACTTCTTTGGGATCTGCAAAGTTGAATGCAACACTCCCTTTGGTCGGAAGGGGATAATCTTTGAGATCTGCACCGGGAACGCCGTCACCGACTGTTCCAAATTTAATTTTACCTACGCCCATAGCGATAGGTCTTACTTCTCCTGCCATAATTATTGATCTATTAAAATTTCTAATCTAATATTTGTACAAGCGAATTTCTCTTTCAAGTCCGGCATTGGAACACTCCAGAGAACTGTCACTTCTTTACATACACCGTCATTACTATTGATTGAATCAAGCGACTTCCGCACCTTACGCTTTAATTCTTTCATTCGTTGACGTTTTAACATACCATTCTCATCACTCCAAGGTACGAAGATATTGATGTTAACAGGCACTTTATTGATAAAGTCAAGTTCATTCAATTGCAGATGATTGATAACGATATGTTCATTGGTCAAGCCTGCTTCCGATTTGTCCTTGTAAATCATAACATCGGTGCCCGCAGCGGCCACAGCATTATAAACTATATCTACAGCGTCAAATTCATCCATAGCTACATATTACTAAAAAATAACTTCAATGTGTCTCTTAGGTATTTCTCACATTGCGTATTAGCCCCTGAAACGACTTCATACCCTTTAGCTTCCACGGCTGCCGCATACTCCATTCCTGCAACACCTACCAACACATAACCACCGGTATGCGATAACGAGACTTCCTTGGCGAGCCTGTGTCCCTTATATTTACCGGTAATTTTATCAGTTCCTTTGTCACTCTCTTGGAAGTTTTCTGTAAGCACTTCACCGTCTTTTGCAATCACATACCCGATAGAGGAACGAAGATTACCACTATGATCATCAAATGAAGCACTTTTACGAGCCACTTCGACAAACTTTTCACCAGCACCTTGTAGAAGTTTCAACATTCTTTCTTCTGCTCGGTTTTGAAAGTGATCGAACCAACGTTCTAGTGACTGTTGGTCGAATAGGGGAGTCATGCCGTTTTTCATACGTTGATAATTGAATGTGATTGATAAGGTTCCCAACAGATAACCGGTACATCAATACCCTTTGATGCAACTTTCAAACGCAAAAACTTACTATCTGCCGGCGGTTGCATTTTGGAGTAGAAATAGCCATGTACCTGTGTTTCATCACCAGCCGAATTGTGTTTTAAAACAATTCTTCCATCGCTTACCGGGTCGTAGCGTCCGGGGACAGATATTTCAACCGGTTTCCCAGGAACCCATTCACCATTAACTAAGTGCCCGTTAGCCTCAATAGTAACTATTGCTGTATGTGGATACCGTTTTACCATCTGTTGCCAGCTCTCCCTTTGATAATGATTCGTTTCTCAAGTTTAGCAGCTTTCTCCGGCTCCCCGTTCTCTATGTACAGTTGCTTTGCAGTCTGAATATAGAAAGAACGGGGATGAGTGATAGAAAGCTTGTTTTCACTGAAATCTTGAGAGTTTACCATCATGGCATACATATCAGCGACACAAAGACCGACTTGCTTCATGCTTTCAGTAGTACATTCCGCTTCGGGGTTGATACCCCGCCTAACGAAGACTACCTTATCCAAGAAGCCTTCCATATCCCCAATAGATGGATATTCCAGTATTGTTTCTCTGATTGTTGCCATTATAGTTTACTCTTCATCTGTTTTTTCAGTATCTTCATCGGCCGCCCATTCCTTGGCATCAGTTTTCATGATATACATTGCATCAGGATCGTTGACTACCGGGATGGCATTAGCTTCTGCTTTAGTCCACTCTTTGAACGGTTCAAGTTCAGACCACTTGCTGATAAAAACAAAGTCTTTTTTCAGTGTTGTTGCTTTCTTCTTGTACTCGACAGAATGTTCCGCTGCAATAGGACCATGTTGGATGTCACCGCATTGTAAATCTTCCAAAAAACAGATATTAGCGGCTTCCCATGGATTGATCGTAGTGCGATTATGAGAAGCATCTTCAATACGAACAGCCGGGCTCACTAAGACAATTTGAACACCTTCTGTATTCTCTTGTGCAGAGAGATATTCATTGATAACTTTCTTGGAGATAGTCAGCTTTTCTTTCTGATTGATCCAGCCTTTAACTTTCTCGATAACGGCTTTCTGTTTCTTCAATAAAGCAAATCGATCTTTACGCATCACTACGTACTTAATGGTAACACCATCAGCAGAGGCAGAAACTACTGTATCTTCAATGTCTTGCAATCCGTCTGCAGTGTTTGCATTTGCCCAGTCAGCAGCAGAAACCTTTTTATTTTCATTCTTCATACCACAACCAACAAATTCCTCGGTAACAATACCGTTATTATTGCTTGAGTTTAGAGTGAACCCACCTTTAGACATCAGCTGCATGCACCACCATTCGAAACGTCCACGAACAGCGTTATATACAAAGTCCTGATCTTTGAAAGCGAGGTCAAGGATAGATTTCAAATCCGAATCACCTTCACAATCACGGCTAAGTTGCCGGTATTCGTTCCAGTCGCTTTCATTCATACCACGCTTAACGGCAGTCTTGGGGATATCACCTGACATCTTACCTACAACTTCACGTTTCTTTTGCGGTGCAGAAGAATCAAAGCTGATAACGTCTGCAATAACAGGAGCACCTTTCTCTCCGGTCAAAGTTTCCCATTTCAGAGAATCTTTCTGCTTTACACCGAAGAAGTTAGGGAAGAATACCGGCTTAACCTTACGTGAGTTAAGTCGTGCTCCCATGTTCTTACGGTTCACTTGTTTAATTAAACTTCTTTCCATATATCATTATTTTAATGGATTAGACAAAACGAATAAAACCAAGCGTTGCCTTCAGGTCTTTATCAATCGGGTAAGGCATTACACTCTCATTAACAGTACCACGCACAAGGAGACCAGACTGTTGATTTGCAACAGTTACATCTACTTTGTTCATAGTAATAGCTTCCGGTACATACTTGAACTTGGCGGCATTAGCAGCAGCTTTTACGTTAGCCAAAATAAGCACATCACCAATAGCAGCAGCACCAATAGCACCAGCAACGGTAATTGTATCATAAGAAGCATTGCTCTTATCAATAGCAGCAATCAAATCAGACGCCCCCTTAAGAGCACCGCCAACTGTAATTGCTTCTCCGACTTTAAACAGATGCCCTTTTGCGACTTGTACTGCCGTGGCAGCAGCAGCGACGGCGGCTGTAACCTTTGCCGTTTTTACGACATGATAAAGTCCATTGGAATCTTTACCCACAATCACAAGCGGAGGAAGTTCGTCAATGATTCCCTTCAGTTCCGCACGAGCGATGGTTCCACCGCCTTGGATGTCCTCGATAATCTTCTCTATACCGGGAGCATACTGAAATTCAGTTTCTTTTTTTCTAAACATAATACAATGAATTAATTATTAATCTTCCAGACCGAGGCTGGCAACTCCGTTATCAGAACCTTCTTCATCTTCCATCAAGTCCAGCCATTCTTTCTCTGAACGCTCTTTCGGCTTGTAAGAGTTAGGCTTGTAATCACCACCGGCGACTTCATCATCAATAACAGATTGTTTGATTTCGGCAAATTCTTCTTGAAGCTCTTTAATCTGGTCTTCAACAGAAGTTTCAGAATTGACATCAATACGATTAAACCATTTTGCAGGGAGTTTAGAATCTGCAAACAATGCTTTAGCAGATGCCTGCTTCGTAGAAGTAGTGACTGTTGTAGCGACAGTAGAGACAGATGCAGCCAACTCGGAAATCTGTTTCTGCTGGGCTTTCAACAACTTAACAACAGAAGCAGGCAAGCCTTCGAGATCTTCGTCCTCGTCTTCATCTTCTTCGTCATCTTTCGGCTTCTTAGTTTTTTTAGTCTTAGTTGTCTCAATAGGTTTTCCATCCTTCAAACCGTATTTTTTCTCATAAGCGGCAATAGCAGCATCAATACTGGCTTGACTGCCTTGTTCATTTGATACCAAGTCCGGAAGAATATTATCCTTGAATAACCCAATATAGTTATCCAGATTCTCTTCACTTTCGATGTCAAAAAGAGCTTGCACCTTGGCCGCATACTTTTCAGGAATTCCAGCTTTTTTCAAAGCTGCTTTGATGGTTGCTAAAATCTTCATACTTTTTTCCTTAAAATATATTGGGAGTAAATTTTTCCTGCTTATATATTTTATTTCAGAATCAAATGCATACATTTGTAATTAAGTTAAAGCGTAGAATGGATTATATAGAAG